TCATACATGACGAGGCCGTCACCGTCCCGCACCACGGCCCGGATGCTGGTGGCCTTGAAGTTCAAGAGCGCGAACGCCGTACAGCGGTTGAACGTCACCGTAAACGTCAGCGTCTCGGCGCCCATCGGGGCGACGGTCTGCGTTGAGACATACTGATCGAGCATTGCGTAACGGTTCGTCGGCCCCATGAGCCGCCACGCCGCATCCGTCCCTTCGCAATTCTGGTCAGGCCGCTTGCCCGTGCTGGCGGTCACGGCCTTGTAGACCCTATGCTCATGGATGACGGAATCCCCGATCTCATAGGCTGTGCCCGCGTTCCACGCCGGGGCGTCGTTTTCCGGAACGGTGCTGGACAGGAGCTGGATGGCCTGCGGCTCTATGAGCTTCATGCCCGCACCCCCGGCATTCCCTCGGCGTCCCACGCTTCCACCATGTCGGACGTGCGGCGGGAAAATCTGGCGATCTCGGACATGGAAATGAGCATGTCCCGGCGAAGCTGGTAGACTTCCCGCCGCAACGCCTTGACCTCCGCATCGCTTCCCGAATCGGTGTCAGCCGCCCGAGGCGTCACGCTGCGGAACAGCGCCGCCGTATCCGCCGCCGTGTAGACGCGCCCCGGCTGCGAGAAGTTCACAAGTTCCGGCCCTTCCTCGCCCACCACCGCCCACCCCGGCATGGCAAGCCCGCCCCGGGCGAACGCCTTCACTCCGGCCTTCTGCCCGGCGGCGTCAAGGAGCGGCTTCAAGTCGGCAATCTGCTTTTCGATCTCCTCAAGCGTCGCGCTCTGGCCCTGCAACTCCGTAAGCGCCGCGTTCTGGACATCAAGCTGGCCTTGCAGCGCTTCGAGTTGCTTGTCGGCTGCGGATACCTGCGCGCCCGCCGCGTCCTGCGCGGCCTTCAACTGTGCGTTCACCGCCCAGAAAGCGTCGAGGTATTCCTCTTCCGTGCCCGCCGTCTGTTTCACGAGGTCGAGCAGGGAATTACCCACGCCCGCAAGCTGGCCCGCCGCGTCGGAGTCGCCGCCAAGCGCAAGCCCGGACAGCCGCCGGAATTCGGCCTGCACCGTTCCGAGGCGGTTCTCCGCGTCGAGGTTGGCGCTCCCGGCGAACAGGTTGTAGCGGGACTGAGACAAGCTCTTGTCAAGCCCTTCCCATGTGCTCTTGAGCGTCTTCGCGGTATTGATCTGCTCATTGATCGCGTTGATCTGTTCCTGTATCGCCTGCTGTTGCAATTGGACCCGCTGCTGTTCCAGCGCGTCCATCTGCACCCTGAGCGAATCGTATTCGGACTTCGCGGCATCCTGCGCGGCCTTCGCCGTCTCCGCCGCGTGAAGCTTCAACAGTTCCGCGACCTGCGCCGAACCTTCCCCGAACTGTTGGATCGTCTCCCGCAACTCGTTGGCCTGTGAGATAGCCCGGCCCACCTCATCACTGTTGCCGTTCACCGCCGCCCACCGTTGCGCGACGGACTGGTCGAACGAGCGCAGCATTTCCTCAGTGGCCTGTTTCACCACCTCGGCGCGCATGGCCTCCACCTGCGCAAGCTGCCCTTCCGTGGCCCCGATGATTTCAAGCGCCTTCTTGCGCTGGTCCACGGCCTCATTCGCCGCCTTCACCGCCTGCGCGTAGGCCGAAAGAGGGTGCAGCGATTCGTCCAGCGACTCGATCACGTTGTCGATGTAGGCGTGCCTGTAGTCCTCCATGAGCTTCCCGGCGTAATCGGCATTCACACCAAGCGACCGCATGGACTCCGTCCATTCGTCCAGTTGCGCCCGTGCCGCCTTCGCCTGCTGCTCCATCTCCGATAACGGTTCTTTAATGTTCGCCGTGGCTTCCGTTACCGTATTGATGGCGTTGATGGCCTGAATCGCCTTATCCAGCCCTTCCGTGGACGACAGATCCACGGCCAGCATCGAGGACAGATCCGTTCCGGCCATTGCCCGCTGGAGCGCGTTCAGCATGACGCGCTGGATATCTTCCCCGGCGGTATTGATGACCTCCTGAAGCTGTTCCTCGTCATGGAACTGGAAATTCCACGTGCTCGGCCCGTAGTCGGTGACGCCCTTACGTCCCGCCGTGGAGCCGCGACCGAAGCTGACCGTCTCGGCGTTGAGCCGGGCAAGGACCTGCGCCTGATACTCTTCCGGCAACGCTTGCGCGAACCCCATAATTGAGCTGGCCGTGGTGTTGGCCACCTCGCCAAGCCCCTTGAAAATCCCGGCCGCATCGGAAACGCTGGCCCGGTCAGTCCATGCCCCTTGCGTCATGAGGGCTTCCCAGTCCGAGCCAAACAGACTGGCGTCGACAACATTGGTGTAGACGGAAGGATGTGTTTTCTTCCCGCCGCCGAACAAAGACGATGCCAGCCCGCCAAGAGCCGCGCCGATGACCGTGCCAACCACAGGTACCGGACAACGCGGCGCTGGCGCCCCATGCGCCAAGCCCCGCTCCAAGGCCGCTGGTAATGCCGCTGTACTTGTTCTGGGGAAGCCCCAACGCCCCGCCGAGCAGAGAATACCCGAGCGAACCGAGGCCCCCGTACATGAGCGCGGAACCGAGGGAAAGGCCACTGGACATGAGCGCGGCCTGACCGCCCACCGTACCCGCCGTGGTGCCGCCGCCCTGCATGAGCAGGATTTCCCCCGCCGTGTATGCTCCCGGCGTCGTCAGCGCGGAAACCGTACCCGGAAGAGTCGCCCCCATGATGCCGGACAAACCGGAAGTGAAGGAATCGGGAAGCAGGGAGGAGAACGGGATATTTCCGATCAGCCCGCTTATGCCGCCGGACTGTGTCGAACCGGAAAGCACGGATTCGGCGGATGCGCCCCAGAGCGCCCCCTGAACGCTTGTCGCCACCCGCACGATGATCGGGTTCATCACCGCAATCTGGAGCAGTTGCGCGATGAAGCTTTTGAAGACGCTTTTGAGCGACGACAGCGAAAGCTTGCCGGTTTCGAGGAAATCTTCCCACATATTCAACGAAGCCGACTGAATGCCGGAAAACAGGCTTGTAAAGGCGCTTTCGGTCTGGCCCGCCGTATCAGACGCTTCGGCCTTGAATTTCAGAATGCCGCGCACGGCACCGTCTGCCCAATCGTTCGACGACTGGAGCGCCTTGAGCCCTTTCCACTGCTCTATGTACTCCTGCGGAATTTGAAGCCGTTCAAGTTCCTTCACCTGCGCGGCGAGGACTTCCGACTGGAATTGCAGGGAAAGCCCATACTCCCCGGTCAGTTCCTCAAGCTCCTTGTAAAACTCGTACTTGTCGCGCGCGAGTTCGGCCAGACGCTTCTCCTCCTTTTCCTGCGCCTGACGCAGATCAAGATCGCGCTTGAGCCCGGCCTCAATCTCTTTCTGTTTCTTAAGCTGATTTGCTTGTTCTGTGCTGACGCCCTTTTTATTGGCGTATTTTGTGGCCTCTTCGTTGATCTTTTCCAGCGTCTTTTCATAGTCGGCAAGGATCTTTGCCTGCTCACGCGAAAAGACATCACCGGGGGCCGTGGCGAGCTGCGCTTGCAGGGAACGGATTGATGCCTCGGTCTGCTCAACTTCCGACTTGTACGACGCCGCGTTGTTCTCCATCTGGTTATACGCGGACGTGTGATCCTTCTCGGCTTCGCGCAATGCCTTTCTGTACGCCTCAGTCGTCTTCGCTTCGGCGTCATACTGCTTTTGCAGGCGAAAAGCCGTGTTGAGATTTTTTTCCTGCTCAACCGTCAGGCTACCGATCTCAATCCCCAACGCCTTGAGAGCCATGCCGAAGCCCTTGGAAGAATAGGCGTCCTGCGCGCGCTTCACGGCCTCCGGAGAGAAGTCGGAAAGAATATCGGACAGCTTCGAGCCCTTCATGCCGAGGCGTTCGGCTTGAAAAGCCCGGATGCCCTTTTCAAGCGCCGAGATGCTTTTGATCGCATCGGCAATATCAATACTCCATCCGGTGGAAAGGGAAGCCTTCGCATCCTCAGCGGCGGCAATGAGCTGACGGGCCGCGTCGGCAACGATGACAAACTGTCCGCCCGCTACCTTACCCGCCTTTTCCGCCTTGGCCAGCCAGTCAAGAATGGATGCAGCGAGCTTCGCACTCACGTCCGAAGTTGTCCCGAGTTTGTCGATCTCAAGGGCAAGTTTCGAGACGTCACCTTGTCCAGTGCGGATTGCCGTCAAAAGCTCAACGGTCTTTTCCCTGATCTTCTCAACAGCTTCGTCGGATTCGCCGCCAAGACCGAGCATTTCAAGCCAACCTTTGCCTGTTGCAAGGGACTGCATTTCCTGCAATGCCCGCGCCTGATCTTCGATAGCCTGTGAAGCGGAGAGCTTTTTCTGCGATTCCGAAAGCTGATCCGTGCTGGTCTTGGCATCATTCGCGGCTTGCGCCTGCTTTTTGAGCGCGGCGGCAATGTCGGAAGTGACGGAAGCATAACGCCTGCCGATATCTTCGCCGCTATCCTGCTCCGTGGTTACGGAGCCTATTGCGACGGCAACCAGCCCCAACGCGGCGGCAACCGGACCGGCGGCCTTGAAAATACCCGCAAAACTCACGGCCCCGGCTAAAGTCTTGAGCGTTTGAAAGACGGCGACAAGGCCGGATATAGACTTGATGAAAGCATATACCCCGGCGGACCACGCCGCCCACTGAAGGCCCTTGCCGACCACGGCGGCAACTATTTCCCCATTATCCGCGAGGGATTTCATGCCCTCGGCGAGTGTTCCGAAGACACTGGCGACGGAATCGGAATCGAGTATCGTCGCCTTGAGCCGCGTCCATTCTGTGGAAAGACGATTCATCTGGCCTTGCAGTCCATAAGCTGCTGCCTCTGCGGCGGCCCCAAACTCCTCCTGCATGACTTTGGCAAGCTTCGGCAACAGGTCTTCGGCGGTGAGCTTGCCGTCGGCCATAAACTTATCCAGCTGGGCGGTGGTCATACCCATAGCCTTCGCAGCGAGCTGAAACGCGCCGGGGAGACGTTCGCCGAGCTGTCCCCGCAATTCTTCGGCCTGCACCTTGCCCTTGCTGATCATCTGCCCAAGGGCGAGAAAAGCCCCCTGCATATCGTCTTGCGAAAGGGCAAGGGCGGCACCGGCGGATGCCACGGCCTCGAAAATGCCGTTCATGTCCTTTTCAAGCGATGAGCCCTTGCCCGCCGCAAAAAAGGTTTTTGCCGATTCCGCCGTGGACTGGAATTGCAACCCCAAGCGGTTGCTGACGTCATAGAGATAGGAAAGCTGCTGTTGTGCGGCGGACGACGAGCCGGTGATCGTGGTGTAGGCTTTCGAGAGGCGATCGGCTTGAAGCGCGGCTTCAAGGCACGCCTGTCCGCCGAAAGCCACGGCGGCGGCAAAGGCGAGCATGGCGGCTTTTGACAAACCGAGGCCGTTCGACAGTGTCGCCAGCGCCCCGCGCGTGTCGCCAAGCTCGGCGCGGAATTTGGCAAGCTGAAGCGTGGAAAGATTGGCATCGGCGGCGAGCTGCTGAAAAGCCCGTTCGCGCTCAACCTGCTGCATGGCTTTTGCCAACTTTTGAGCGTGAAGGCTCGACGTATTGAGCTTGACGCCCATTGCGCCAAGGTCGGACACGACTTTGTCAAACTTGGCAGAACTTGCGAATTTCGAGACGGAGCCAAGCCCTTCGGCGGCCTTCTTCGCCGACGCGCCGACGGCACCAAGCCCGGCACCGGCGGACTTCCCGGCGGCCCCGAGCTGCTCAAGCCCCTGCGCGGCGACCCCGGCGGGCTGCGCCGTCCCGCCGAGGTCTGCCTGGATCTTCTTCAAGGAAGCGTCAACGGCGGCAAGGTCGCGAGCCGCTTCCTGCGTGCCGTCCGCGCGTACTTCAATGCCTACCGTCGTTGTGCCGCCTGTCATTGCTTACCCTTGTTTTTGTTGTGTCTTTCCGTTTCTTTGGCGTAGGCGGCCAGAAAGGCCGCATCCATGCTGCGCAGCGTCAAAACTTCATATGGGGAGAGAGGGGCGGACGTGAGCCGTGCCCATGCTTCCATGTCCGACCATGACAACGCCGTGGGGCCGAAGCCGTTGTTGCCGCGTCCGCCGCAAAGTTCCTGAAAGAAGAACCAGAGATACAACCCGTCTTCGGGAATTGGCATTTCCTCGTCTTCAAGAGAGATTTCAGGGTAGCCGAGCTCTTCCGGCGTCTTCCCCGTCTGCCTGCACGCCTCAAGGATATGATCGCGCTGAGACGCGCCGCCCGCGCCCGCCATGATTTGGGGTACCCATACGCGGACGGCTTCGCACAGCGCCTCGGTCAGTCCTGCAAATAGACCGAGCGGTCGCTGACGAACTGGTCAACCTGCTCGCGCAGCCACGGGAACCGGGTGTACAGCATGATCGCGTTGTCGCGGCTGCACGGGAGGGGCGCGCCGTCAACAACGACGCCCTTCCAGCCGAGCGTGCAGGCGGCGAGCACTTCGATGCCTTCCGCCTCGAATTTCTCGGGATCAAGAGCCCGGTTACGGAAACCCTTCGCATTGCTCAAGCGGCGCTTGGCGATTGTGGCCGTGGCCTTGCGGTGAATGGCGGAATCGGCACCGGCAAGCGTGATGAAGACGCCCACGGGCTCATTGGTGACGGGATCAAGCACTTCGAGCTCCGCCCCTTCTTCGGCCTTTTTGGCGACGTCGCGGGTGGTGAAGTCAAAGGGGGTTGCAAGGGCGGTTTCGACGGCGGCGGATTCGGTAGCTTTGGTCATGGCTTTATCCTTATATATAGGTGAAGGTTTACGCACCGGGGTCGGCGGGCACAGTCCGGGTGATCTGAAAGTTGGTGCCAAGCGTCGCGTCAAGCGCGGCGGACCACGGGACATTGAGCTGGATCGGGCCTTCGGACTGCACGGAATCGTCAGCGCCGGTCAGCGTGATGGAAGGGATGAGGAACGTGTACGAATACTCGCCGCGCTCAAGGGTGAATTCCAGTTTCACGCGGGAATCGTTGATGAAATACTCGGGAAGGTTCCCGTCAATATAGAACGCCGAAAGCGTCCCGGTAAGCGTGCTGCGGCCCCAGCTTACGGCCTTCGCCGAACGGTCGAAAATCGCGTACTGCGGCTCAATCCCGTTGGCGAGGGTCAGATCAATGCCGGTCACGACGGCGATCGCCTGATTGTCGATCTTGAGCGAGCCCTTGAAGCTGTCGAACGGATCGGTTTCGCCCACCGGGGTGGGGGACGCCGCGAGCGGCGTGGTGCCCCGCTCGCCGGAAAGCCCGACAATGGAGAGCGTGCCGGAAAGCATTTCATTGGGCTTTACCGAAAGCGAGAACTGATTGACGAAACAGCCGGTATACGTGGCGTACTGATTGATATTGGTAAACGCCCGCTCAAGCGTGAAGGCATGGACCGCGACACCGGCTTTCAGGACGTTTTCCGTCCAGTTTCCGGCAAGGGCCGCTTCAAGGAACGGGTCATATTCCTTTGCCCCGAACTCGAACGCGATATCCCCGGCGATCTTGTCCACGCCGGTACGGTGGAAGGGAATCTGACGGTCAGAACGCAGGGCGTTCGACGTGAACGTGTCGCGGGTAAGCGTCAGCGAGCAGGAATTATGGTTGAGCTCGGTCATGGCGGGCGACGCGGGCGTCGTTCCCGGCGTCGTCTCTTTGACATATCGGAGCCCGTGTTTTGCGCCTGATGCGATAGTGTACATACTGAACGTCCTTTAGGCTTGGAAGGTGTAAAAGCCCACGTTGACCACGACCCCGGTGCGCTTGCCGTCACAGGCGGGTCCGGACTTGCGGGG